AACGTCGCCAACTAACTGATGCTGTCCACCTTCGGACTCTTCCACTGCAAGTTGCTCGAAGTGACCTAGAACATCGCGCACGGAACGCTCTGGACGAGTCTGTTCTTCGATAGTTGACGGATGATCGGCAAAGATAGATCGGACGAGCACGCTCTTCCGATCTAACGTCGCCAACTAACTGATGCTGTCCACCTTCGGACTCTTCCACTGCAAGTTGCTCGAAGTGACCTAGAACATCGCGCACGGAACGCTCTGGACGAGTCTGTTCTTCGATAGTTGACGGATGATCGGCAAAGATTTTCTTACCGTTAAACGCAGCAATAGCCGAATCAAGCGCGTCCTTCGAGTAGTAAAAGGCGTCTCTCATATTGCCCATACCCTCTTGAAGTAACACGACTCTAAAACGAGTCGGGCCAACTCCATCGGATGCAATCGAGGCCTCGCGAAGAGTTGCCTGCCAGCCCATTGACTCAAGCTTCGCCTTAGTCTTGATTTTAGTCTTACGCTCTTTCTTCTTCGGAGTTTTAACGTCGGAGCGTAGAACTTGAGCGTGCGCGGTGGCCGAGTCCGCCTGTTTTAACTGAGCATTGCAGACTGCGTAAGCGTTTACCGGATCAGTTGCGGAGCCTTGTTTCTTAGTAATTTGGTCAACGCAAGAGTCGAATTTTTTAGGATCAACTCCGGGCGCAGCCTTTTCTTGCTCTTTAGTCTGTTCGGCTTTCGTAATCTCCGGATGCTTAACAAATTGGATGCCGCGGTTTTTAAGAGCATTATACAAACTGGCAGCATTAGCATTCGGATGATCGAGAAGAAACTGCCGAATAAAGTCCTCGGTATCGTCTGGCTGAACCGTGGCCTCTACTTCGGGCTTAGGTTCAACTTTAGGTTGAGGCTTAGGTTTATTGGCTTGAGTAAGTAAAATTGTATCAACTGCTTGTTTAAACCAATCCATTGATTTTCACCACTCGTTGCGCGAGTCGATTTCCGACTTACGCATAAATTTGACCAAGATATCAGCCGTACCGCCACCTTGCGGTATGAGCATTGCGCGGTAATCGTACTCCTTAGATTTTAGGTCGATGCCCTTTTCGATTGCAACTCTTTCGCAATCTTCAAGACTTTTACAGCGAACTCCCTCGACCTCGAAAATGTATTTCTTAGCGACCTTACCGAGGTAATGACTACCAACGTCAACCTGTGAGAATTTATCATCCCAGCGTCCGGTGAAGCGTTCGGGATTTTGGCAAAATTGTTCAAAGGTTGGAACGCCAAACTTATTTGGATTGGACGCGAGTTCGCTTTCTTCTAAAGAGTTTCCGAAATCAATCATGGTTATCCTACTGAGTTTTTATTTCGTTCGTTGTCTTTTATAGCTTTCTTTTCATCGCCAGAGATTGCCGAGGCCGGAGAAATTGTTGGCGGCATCGTTAACGGACTAAAGTCTACCTCTGGAGTAATCGACGAGCCCTCGCCTTGAATTGTTTTCTGTTCGGCTTGGTAGTCGAAGTTAGAAATATCGAGCTCTTTAGCAATCATTTCTGCCGCGCGTTCGTGCGCGATATAACGACCGGTCTCAGCGAAAGCAACGTCCTGAATTTTCTTCGAACGGTCCTGAGTGATTAACTCGGGGAACGTGATTTCGCAGTCGGCAGTAATGCCGAAGGTCTCCATAAGGCGGTCCCACATTTTCTGTAAGATGCGCTCATATACCTTCTGCCGCTTTTCTAGTTTCTTCGCCACGGGCTCGGTAGCAACTAACGCCGACGCCCGAGTAGAGCCGCCCTGCAGATGCGTGCCGAGATAGCCGACCGGAATACCGGTAGAGGCGCAAATCATGTTTAAGCACCAGTTGAAAGTAGTATCGCCCATGCCCTTAGATACAGCAGAGTTCGAAAGATATTCGCGCTTTACTGCAGACGTATGAACGAACTCGGATCCTGCGGGAGCAATAGTCGATGCGGATTGGCTTTCGATGTAAGCGGCAATGTCGTCGTCGTTACCTTCGATTGTGGTATCGATAGACCAAGCGGCGGCTTTCTGCATTGAAATTACCGAGTAGTTAATAGAGTCGCGAAGGCGTTTCATGTAACCAAGCGAGGGGAAGTAATCCGAACGACCACGCTTTTCGTTAGAGACCGAGTTGATTTTAAAATGATCGATCTGATCCGCTGGCAACTGCTGAAAGATAAACTTTGAAGTCGGAGCCTTAGACGTTGAAAAAATCTGATACTGCGTCGGTGCCAACCACTGATAGGCAATAACGTTGTAAATGTCCTCGGGCGCCGTAATGATTTCGTAAATGTTTGAGGGATCAATTACGCGCACGCGAGGCAAGATGCCCTTTGGAATAAAGTCACCTTGGCGAAGATTAAACATAATATGCGTCTGGTTATTTGGCAGCCAGTACAGCATTGTTTCGCCGTAGATTGTGAGCTCTTGAGAGATATGCTCCATCATTTGCTCAATGTTATTTATCTTAGCGAAGGCGTTCCAGAGTAACAGAGCCTTTGAGTCTTTTGAGTCTACGCGAAACCCACGGCCGAGCGTGAAGTCCGAAATAATGTTAGTTACCGCTCGCGCAATCGGATCGTGGTGATAAGCATAGAACGAGCTCGCGTGCATGCGAAGGTAATCGCGTTGATATAATTGCTTAAAGAACGGACCGCCGACGAGTGGAGTGAAGTCCTGCCCGACAGAGCCTCCGTTGTAACCAACGTCATCGCTGGCAAAGGCGTCTAGCGATTCGCGAAACTTAACGGAGTCCTTAACCTCGGCACGCTCTAGGAACTCTTTACGGTCCATTCGCTTAACAGTCTTAGTTTGGCCGTCCGTGCAAATAACTCGCGCATCTAGCTCAACCTCGGGATGGCGCTTTAAGCACTCGATCATTTCGGCAACGGTATGCACGTCGAGCGGGTTATCGATGTCGCCAGGAACGAAGTCCTCTTTGTATTCGTATTTCTCAGGATCGAAAATTAAACCTTTGGCGAGAGTTTCAGCACGGGTAAATGATTTCTTAATTTCTTCGCTCATGTATTTAACCAGTCCTCAAAAGATTGGTAATCGACTTCGGGCTTGTCCGGAATAGATTCTAGCGCAGGCGCCAGCCGACAACGACAATTATGCGAAACGACGCCACTCAAAATATAACTTTCGTCGTCTTCAACTGAAAAATTATAAACAACTTGTTCAATGTTTTTCATCTTTATACTTTTAATACGCATCGGCATTTGATTTTCGAGGCCATACGCGACAACGGTAAGATTATCGCCAACTTGTAAATCACTAGCGTTAACCCATTGCCCATTTCTCATTAGTGGATGCTCGCCGGTTACTTCTATAATTCTGCCGTCTTCAAGTTCGATTTCAAAAGTTTGATTAGTTAACGATTGAAGACATCTCTCGACTTTCTTAAATCTAAGCTTATCTGTTAGAACCAAGTCACCTGGCTTTATTTCTTCAATTTTAACTAGACCTTTATCAGTCGAAATTAAATGCCCGGCTGTAGCGCAATTAAAATGCGCGGGAGGTGCTATCGGATCCCCAAATTGCTCTTCGATCTCCGAAGTAAGTAAACCGTCGCGGTCCGAGCATCCAGAGCCATCACAGCAGTCATCACACGTCTTAGAGTCTAAAATAGCAATCCAAACGAAGTCAGTAATCCCCGCGTCGTTCGCTGCGTCATTCTCTCCGTTTCTTACGCTAGAAATAAACTCGTTGGTGAGGTCTTGCTCAAGCTCCCACGAATAGAGTTCGTCAGCACTTACTCGTTCGCGGTCCGGTGAAACTGCAAATCTAGTTTCGTCTACCGTAGACTCTGGACCTCGCCATCGGGGAACGAACTCCTGAGTGTAATCATCGAGCATTGAGTTCCATTCGTCCTCGTCGATTAGATCAATGCTGGCGTCAATGCGCGGAGCTTTAGCCTTCGCCTCGAGTAACTTAGGGCTTAAGATTCTACGTGGAACATTTACCCGCCTAGACTTAGGCATTGCTTGAATAATGCGATTAAGAAACTCATCCATCGATGGAGGCTTGCCGTCTTCGTCCTGGCTTAAAGCTACCATTTGAGCCGTGGATAAGAGCTTTCGTCGAAGGCGGTCTAGGTACATTTTAATTCGCGCATCGACTGGACCTCCAACGACGGACTTCTTCTTAGAGTGTTCTTCGGTGGATTGCTTATGCACTTTATTTTCAACTGGCTTAGTTAGCACGCGAGCGATCGCTTCGGATTCACCGGCCTTTGATAGAACGTAAGTCGTGCGGCGTAGGCGGTAAACTATTCGAGCGAAATCGGCAGCTGCGAATTGATAGAAGTGATCTAGCTGACGGTTAACCGCTTCGATTGTAAAGGGCTTCGAGTGATCGACTAGCGCGTGATAGTTCTGGCGAAATACGTTTAGAGTCGTGCTTAGAATAGCACGCATTAGATCACTCTGCTTTTGTTGAGCCAGTAAGTGAAGTTGCTCGAGGGCTTTATCACGTTGGCGAATAAAAGCTGAGTAGTGGGTTTCTTGATCTATTCTTTTCATTCGTCGTCAGGATGTAACCAATCAAACCCTAGAACAAGTAAAATTAAAAGAATGATTAGATACATGTAAGCCGCGACGGTTTCTCGTTCGGTCATTAGAAAATCCGGTGAATAATTTTAGTTGTGCCAACTTCGCGAACTCCGCGCACCGGAGTAAGAGCATTGATCGGATAGCCTATTGAGTCCGAAGCGTGAGTGCGTTCGCGGTTAGCGCCTTCGTCTAGTGTAGCATTGGCTCCCGGTTTCCACACAACTCGCTCTAAGTCGGTTTTTAAGTTCGGAGCGGTCCGAGGGTTAACCCATAAATGAACCTTACCGCTTGCATCCTTACATTTAGAATTAACGGCATTTACGCGGTCCTTAACTGCGGGGTTTGACTCGGGCGTTTCGTCGCGAAAGGTAATCCCTTTAGATTTTAAAATAGCCTTAAGGATGTCGTAATCCGACTGGCCAGCGGCAGCGCGTTGACCTGCCTTCGAGGTAGCATCGCCGCAGATAATTAGATTCGGCTCCGCACGGTGGCCTTGAGCTTTCATCATTATGATTTTCTCGGCGAGCTCTAAGGCGGCTTCCTGCGTGTGAGAGTTCTTTAAATGTATCTCGTCGAAGAAATACCAGTCGTCGGCCCTGGTTTGACCAAGCGTCCACGCCATCGGGCTTAAGTTAAAGTCACATCCGAGAACTAGGGATAAGTGCGGATGCCAGTCCTTACCGGTATAGAAAGGGCAGTCGTTGGCAAGGTTCTCAGGGCCGAAGTTAATATAAGCTCGGCCTGCGGTAAGGTCTCTAAACTCGGCGAGGAT